GTTGATATCCTTGTCTGGCAGCAGTAGCCATACCACCAATTTTTCCAGCCCAATCTGCTACTCCTTCTTTAACACCGGACTGTGCTTTAAGAAGCTTTCTAATGAGCTCAACATCATCACCTTTCGCGTTTTGTATCGAAAAGATAAATCGTTCGTCTTGCATAGGACTATTTTGGCTAACATTTCCAAATTTAGGCATAGTAAATCCGCCCATGCCATCGTACTGATTAGCCAACGCTGTTAATTGTTGTGCCTGTTGTCGAAGCTTTTGTGCTTTAGCCTTCGCCCCACCTGTTAATTTGTTTCCTATCCAGTTACCAATACCTGCTCCAGCAGCCGCACCTAAAGGCCCTAGAGCTAATGCACCTAGTCCGGCACCAATACCTGCTCCTACAGCACCCTCAGACACTGAGTTTTCCGAGATAAGTTCTTTAATCTGCATATCGGTAATACCTTGAATAATTCGATATTTTATTTATATTAATGAATGAGCTCACGCTCATTCGCTTCATCGCTTGCGCTCGAAGCATTTTTAAACACGAAGTGTTAATATTATCCAGATTGTTCAGTCACACTTTGCCCAAGCAGGGCAAAGAACATTATCCGAGTTGACCATGTCACACAGCGTTAGAGCATTGCAGAGGCGGTTGTCCGGTACCTCGAGCTCCGTCTTATTACAACGGCGGGTTATTACACAAACGCTATCTTATATAATAACCGTGTAGATGCGAATCTACGTCTTTTTAGCCTATATTGACCTTTTCAAACAACCAAACCGCAGGCATTTTGCAGTCTTCGTCCGGATCTGGATAGTGGTTGAGTTCTTTCACGGCAAAGAAATTCCGTCCCTGCGACTCCGAAGTCCAGGTTTAGGGCGCACGAAGTTAGGCCTGCGCTAGCCTTTAACCGTTTAATTTGCCTTTGATGTGTGAGCCATGTACACGAACTTGTATATGTCCGTTATAATATTCGTCTGATTCTAAAACTTTTCTATTAAATTGTTCTCTTGCTTCAATATAACTGCATTCTGCTTTTGATTTGCAAAGATAAAGTATTTCTCGTTTAAAGTTTTGTTTGCCTAATTGATTGATGTCTGCTGTTAGATTCGGACTAGAACCATAATATTCTCTCCAATCTGAATCAATTTTGCCTTTGATGCGTTTGCGTTTCTTTTTTCCGTTTTTTAATTTTACTGTTCGATAAGTTGTTTTACTAAATTTGCTTAATTTCTTGCCTATGTATTTTTTGTCAGAGAGTATATTTGTAATAATGTAGACAAACCCTATACAATCTTCGGGTAATTCTTCAATAACTTGCCCTTGGTAGAACCAAGTCATCCTATAGTCCACACCTTTGTAATTTTACTGTAGCAAATAAAATTGCCTTCAGCATTATTTTGATTCCTTGGCTTCTTTACGAGCATTTTTTTCGTCAGTTATTTCATTACGCCGAGATTTGATTAATTTACCCAATTCTGCTAATGCCTTACGAGCACGGGTGCCAGCTGCTGCATTGCCTGAATCAAATTTTTTGTCTTCTTTTAGAAACTCTTCAAACAGAGCTTGCATTTTTTGTACTGTTGTTTCCATTTTTAATTCCTTTTCGTCTACCCGGTCTTTTCGGATTAGCTTTTTTATATTCTTTTTCAGCTTTTTTTTGATCTTTTAGATTCTGTTTGTTCTCTGCATATGCTTCACGACAAGTTTTCTGCATCTCTTTCAAAAGAGTTATCATATTTCTGAGGCTTTTCCGTAGATAAAGCCCTGTGTCATAACCCATATGTTTTACAAATATCAAATGGTAGTTATGCAAGTTTACAGAATGATCTACATATTTTGAATATAGCTCTTTATATCGGTCTTTTTTCTCAGTCGACATAGTCTGTATCGTTAGCATAGCTGGTAAAACCGTTTTCTTTGATTACTCGAAGAACATTGTTTACCCGCCCTACTAATTCATCCTTGTGTGATATCAAGTATATATTCTTATTTCGCTCTCTAGCCATCTTTTTCAATACTGCAAGAGCCGATTCGACACCTGCACTGTCCATTCCTGAATCTACAAGTTCATCGATAAACAGTAAATTGATACTTTGATATAGTCCTTCCCAAACATCTCGAAAAGCAAAACTCATACTTAAAATTAATCTGTTTCGTTCACCACGGCTAAGGTTGTCAAAATCCAAATCTTGACCCAATTGAGTAATTTCTACATTAAGGTCATTTTGGAATACTACACGATGCGGCAATCCTAGCTTGTCGATATAATAACTTAACCGTTTATTCAAATAACTTAAATTTTGATCAATGATTTTCTTACGGATAAAACTGTCTTTGTTAGTTAATAACTTATGTAGGAATTCTTGATGATCTTTTAGCTTAGTTTGACGATTGACCTCGGCCCAGTCAATCTGTTGAATTGCAGTTTTCTTCAACTCTTCTATTTGTTCCTGGTACGGGTTAGATTCGTTGATCTTATCGGTTAAGGATTTTTCTAAACCTTGTAGATTATTTTTATGTCCTAACGCTTCGGCTTCGGTGTCATAAAAAGTAGTGGGCTTCTTCGGCAAGTCTCCAATTATCTCTAATTCGCTGTTAATTATTTCAATATCATTATGAATGCCCATGAGATATTTGCCAGCATCTGTTAAATTTTTTGTAGCCGATGCAATCATTTCTTCATGTTTGTGGTCATGAAGTTCTTGTTCACAGGCCGGACATTTTTTATCTTTGAGTTTTATAACTTCATTATTGTACTTGTCCCAAGTTTTTTGGGCCTGAGTTAGCGCAGCCTCTAATGTGGCTTTTTGTTTGTTAAGCCCGCGAATCTTGTTATCGTTTTCAGCCCATAGCTGTAGTGTGCGATGCGCAGCTAATTCTGTGTCAATGTCTACAGATTCTAATTGAACAATGGCTTTGCCGAAATTTTCTAGTTCTTGTTGATGCTTAGTATCCCAGGCTGCGCTTTTTAACGTTAAGCTATCGATGCTTTTTTGAACATTTTCGTTAGCCGTTTTGATAGCTGCAATTTTTAATTCTTCAGCCTGTATAGAATCTTTAGTTGATTTAATTTGTAATTTTAGGGCTTCTGCTTTTTCAGATAAGATAGTTATACCTAACAATTGTTCAATAACTTCTCTCTGATCCGCAGCTTTCATACTGAGAAATGCCTCGGTATAAGTGTTAAGAGCCACTAGATGTTTGAACATAGTGTGGCTCATACCCAACATCTCTTCAATAGATTTTTGTGTTTCTCTACTGTCGCCCTGACTATCGTCTTCTAAATCTTCTGTTTTTACTTCAGAATCATTAACAAACAATTTAAGAACATTGGGTTTACGTCCTCGTTCAATTCGATATTTTATGTTAGATTTTTCAAACTCGACAGTAACCAACATATTTTTACCGTTAGTCTTATTAATCAAGTTTTCTTTTCTAATATTTGTTAATGCTTGCCCGTACAATGCGTAGCTAAGAGCGTTGATGATTGTAGTTTTACCAGTACCATTTCTTGATCCGGTGTCATCTCCGCCTAGATCTAAGTTACTGCCCAGTACCAAGGTTAAGTGTTCTCGGTCGAAATCTACGGCCTGAGTTTGGTTCCCTACACTGAGGAAGTTTTTTACAGTTAGATTTTTTATGTGAAACATTTATAGATTGTTGTAAATTTCTAGTAGCGTAGTTTTATCAAACTGTTCGCTTTCGATGTTTAGCAGTTGTTCAGTGACTATATGATCTACACTTTCAAATGCAGCGTCTGGGTTATCGTCGATAGTTCCGTCGAGCGTGGATTTGTCTTGAATTAAGCTGATTTCTCTAACATCGTAGCTGCTGACAAATGTTTCTTTAATAAAGTTAGCTTCTTCGAAACTAATATCGATGTCTAGGTTGACTTTGAAATGCATTTTGCTTTTCATTATTTGATCTTTTTGATCAATTAAGTCAGATAATTTGATAGTACGGTATTTCGGACAATTGGGCCAATTAAAGTATTGAGGAGTTCCTCCCCATTCGAGTACCATCATACCGCGTTCGTCGTCCCAGGTATCGGCAAAGTTATGTGGGAAAGCATTACCTATATAATGCACGTTGCCTTTATTTTGTCGTTTATGGAAGTGGCCACTGAACACATATTCCGGACCAGTAAAATCTTCTGCTCGAAGTTCTCCGTGATCTGGCATTTGTACCATAGCATTCATAAAGAATAGTGGAAGTTCAAAATGCCCAAACACATATTTGCTAGTTAGGGTTTTCATAGTCTTCCATTCGTCACCGACTAACCAAGGAACAAGTGTGACATCACCTAGGGTGGTGACAGAGTCTACGACAGTTACACCTGGGATATGGCGTCCGAACGCACTGCTATGGATGTCTCGCTTGTCTTTATAGAATAAATCGTGGTTACCAGGAAACCAAAAAAACTGTTCAAAAGCTGCGCCTAATTTTTCCAAGCAGCGAATGCTAGTATCTAAGGTAATTAGATTTAGACTATTGCGATTGTGACTCCAATCGCCGAGGAAAATAGCTGTTTCACATCCTTGTTGTTGGGCTGTTTCAATAAACCAATCAACAAATTCTTCACAATCTTGTAGATGCGTTGCGCTGTTTGACTTTAGCCCGAAGTGTATATCTGTAAAACAAGCTACCTTTTTAAATAAACTCATTAATATAGTTCTCCCTTGTAGAGTTTAGCAGGCAATTTGGGTAAAGTCAAGCTTTTGTTTCTTCCTCGCCGTCCTCTTCAAACTCTTCTTCAGCTGTGGCTTCTTCGCTTTTTGGCATACGAAGATTTTTATACAATTCTGCTTGCCGTGCAGTTTCTTCAGCGAACTCATGTTGATACTGTCGAGTTGAGCTAGGAGTTAATCCAGCTTCTTCTAGCATATCGTCTCTAATATTTTGATTTTTCTTTTCGATATTAAGAATTCTAGTAAAGCTGTTAGTCACTGCTGCGGTGTAGTAGGCAAATGGGTTTTCTGATTTTGATTCATCAAACTGTAGACCAATTTGACTTAGTTGTAGAATAGCCTGGCCTTTCATTTCGTC